CGGCAAGCGGACAACATTAATGACCAATAGCGGACATTAAAAATGGCGAAAAACGGCCAATAATCTTGGCGTTGACAAATATTCACGACTTAAAAAGCTAGCCTATTTAACACCATAATTTCATTAATTCAACCATGAGCGCGCGCTCGTATCCCCGCCACGCCTGCCCGCTTTATGTAGTGGTTTTCATGCACCTGCATGATCTACGCAAAAGCCCGCCAGAACTGGCGGGCCTTAACACAAAAGATCCTCAAACGATCATGCGATCTCATGCAGCATAGACATGCGCGCTTATGCAGAATGTGCAAAATCGTAACATACTCAGTAAGCGTGAAACCTAGAACGTGACAGCCTTGTCAAAGCCAGAAATAATTGTATAAGAAATAGACGAGTTATCAGCCTTGTTCACTTTGAACTTGGCACCTTTGTAAGCGATAACGTCACTTCCCTTAGAATCTACAGAAAAATCTGTTGTAAATGCTGCACGAGCCATATCGTTTGCAAATTCACGATAGGTGAACTTCATTACACCGCCTGCATTTCCATTGTATTCGATAGTCTTAACCAATGAGTTACTAACTCGACACAGCCCATCAGGAACACGTTTGATAGAAATTTCTGATGCAGTATAAGAAGTACCATTTGGCGGTGATATCTCATTTTTTGCAGCATCGTAACTAACATAATCAACATAGTTACCGATTTGCCCATAGAGATTTTTTAACGCAACAGCTTGAGGGTTATGATAATTGCGGTAAATTCCATTCCCCTCACTGCAATATGTACCAGCAGCGATAGAAGACAATGCACCATTAGCCGCACCAAGTTCTAGTACGTCCGTTTTAAATCCAGTAGCAGATGTGATAATGGGATCGCCCATGTAGGCGGTAGCACTTTGCCCAATAGCAGGCTTCACCACTTCAATAGCAGTGATATTTCGGTTAGAAGCATGTGGCACGCAACCAGTTAGGATTACAGCAAGAGATATTGGTAACGCTACATTATTAATTTTCATTTTTAGCCTATTATTCTTTTCTTGACAAAAAACAAGGCGATATCTGATTGACATCGCCTCTCACTCATATGTAACCCTTTTTGATTAGTAAAAACAAGCGTCTATTGACAAAATCAATACAGCCAGCTGTCGTCTTCCCACACCTTCTGCATAATTTTCATCACTTGTTTTCTTTCTTCGTCCAGTTGCAGTCCGGTCAGTTCCACACCGTTAGAGCTACCTTTACGGATACGGATTACCGTTTTGGGATACAGGGGGCGCAGATTGCGGTAAAGCTCGGATTCAAGGGCGTCCAGGGTAGACTGGCTAATCTTCTGCTCTTTATCGATCATTATTTCAATGCGCATAAAAGTCACCTCAGCTGATGACATCCATTGAGCGGTTGTATTCGTGGCTTCTGATTTTTGCCATGAGTTCATCAGTCAATTCAGAAACCCACTGCAGAGCCAGCCCCTTCTCTTCATCACTACACTCACTAGCCGCTACAAGCTTAAGAAAAAAATCAATGCGCTGGAGCTTCAAAGACTCCAAAAAATAGTCCTGCATCTTTCCTCCTATGACACCACACGCAATGCTGTATGTATAACCACTGTTTATATTTACAGTATATAATAATCTTACTGATGTAAAACGTTTTTTTTACGCTTATCAGCCTGATATGCCTGGTATTATTAAGAGCACGAATTGTTAACCAGCGTAATTAATACAGGTTCCGCCACTTATCATCTTCCTGCAAACGCTGGTTCCGATAGAAGATACGCAGGCCTGCTCCTGACGGAATACTGCCGCCGCGAAGGAGTAAATCGACCTCTTTCTCGCTGCCATCAAATCCTCTGGATTTCAGTTCATAGACGAGCTGCTGTCGTTGATGGTCTGTAATTCGCTGTTTGTAGTCTCTACGCCGTTTCGGTTTCACCAGACGTAACCTTGCAGCCAGTTCCCGGCGCCCCTTTTTGTTCATACTGTGCAGGTAATCGTGCAACTCCTTGTCATCCATGCGGGTAAAGTCCGTTCTGGGGCCCCCATCAGCTGATTTATCTTTCTCCTGTTGGTTCAAATTTTCAGCAAGGGGACAGTTATTGCCACGAGTCCAAGGGGCGCAAGCGCCCTGGTCGGCTGCCGCCTCCTGAATGTCAACGGCCTTACGAACCATTTTCCACTTCACTGCATGAGTGCAGATCTTGCCCTCTGCAATGGGTGACCAGATGCCATAAATACGAATACCGTGATCGCCATAGGCGGTTGGCTCTTCGTTGATTTCATAAGCGGTTCTGATGAGGTGATATTTACGGGGAACCAGTACGCCGCCCTGCTTCATGATGTAGGTGGCAAAACAACCAGCATCAGCAGCAGCCAGGATTGCATCAAGGCGCGGGTTATCCAGTACCGGCGCACCTGCTTTTTTGTCACCCTGTTGCCTTGCCGCCTGACCAGCCAGCAATCGCAGTTCACGGTAAGCCTGACGCCCCGGAATGCCAAAGAAGCGGAATTGCTGAACACGATGCAGAGACGCCCAGGCATTCACGTATTCAGCGTTATCACGCAGGGATTTACCCGTTTCCTTGCTGATCTCGCCAGCCAGACCACGCCCGTCAATGTTCTTACTGATATATTTCGCGATGTAGCTTGTCGGCGTTCCTTTGCGCGGGTTAATCAACTCAGACTTAAAGCGTGGTCCCGTGTTATTCCCCAGCTCCTCGCGGTCTTCACGAATGGCAAACTTACGCAACAAAGCAGTAATGGCGCGGCGATCTTTTTTGCGCATAAAACACAACAGGTGCCAGTGAACTGTACCGTCATGATGCGGCTCAGCCACCCGCACGCCATACCAGCGCAATCCGGCTTTGTGCATCGCCTTACGAAATGCAGCAAACATGCCAACCAGATAATCACTGCTTTGTCTTACCGTCGCATTTGTCCAGGTCGGGTTGGGCCTGCCGTTATTTAGCGTGGAATGGAAACGTGACGGACAGGTGATGGTGTAGAAAACGGCGCAGTCACCGCGTATTTCCGCGATAAGCTCCAGGCCTTTAACACAGGCCATCATCTCATTGCGGCGATGCGCAGGGTTGCTGCTGCTGGCGTTTACCACATCCTCCATGTCCAGCGTGTCGCCGTCTTCGTTCACCAGTTCATGAGAACGGAAAAACTCCAGCGACTTACGGCGCTGCTCACGTTTATGCATCACGGCTTCATAGCTGACATAGGGAGATGCTTTTTTGCTGACCAGACAGACAGCACGCAACTGCTCTTCCCGCCATTCGCAACGCATCTTCCATAATTTCCGATACCACCAGTCGGCGCACAGCATACGCGCCAGCGAACCCGGAATGAGTTCATAGGGCACAGGTTTGCGGCGGTTTCTTTTCCGGCGGAGTTGCTCAAACGCAGGCGGTATGACATCCAGTCGCAGGGTTTCTGCTGCCACCTTTTCCCATGTCTTGCGGATTTCTTCCGGCTTAACATCATCGGAGGCGTACAAATCACCACAAGCGGCATCAAGACACATGCTCATATGCGCAGCGACAAGGGTGGACAGGCGTTTCACCTGATCCTGACTCATTTCAGGCAGGATCAGCAGACCGTCCAGCCCTTCATGGCTTGCCATAAAACGAAAAGATGCAGATAGCTGGCTGTCGCGTACATGCTCCAGTCGTTCCAAGCATGGCTTAATCGTCTCACGCAAATAGCGGGAATAAGCCTTTGGCCTGCCCAGGTTGCTGAAGTATTTAATACGTTGCATCAGCGGCTTGCTGATATGGGAAGGCTGGGCGTTGACATCCGCCAGAATGACCATGTCTGGATTAAAACGCTGCTGCTCATGCGCCAGCTTTGCCCGGCTAATTAGCTTATCCTGCTCCATTTCGCGCTGGACAGGATCACGGGATTCATTAAAGAAATAACGCTCCCAGACCTGATCACTCAGTGCCTCACGGCGCAGTTGTTCCTGCTCGTTATCGGCAGCGTACAGAGTGATCAGGTTTGAAAGCGCAGAAACCGGCGCAACTTCCGCCGGGTCCAGATAAGGGTTAATGGCCTTTTTCGGGCTGTTCCATGAGAATGCTGCGGTAGCCTCGTTAAAGCCGCAGCAGTTGTTCATATCGGCATGACTCATGCACGTACTCCGTACACGGCAGAACTGTCCACGCCACGCGAATAATCAAATCCCACCCAGCAGCGCGGCCCGGAAACAGCAATGATTTCTGTTGCTGATTTACCCTCGCCAGCTGCCACACCGATGTTGCGTTTTGCCTTGATGTAGTGGTGAGTAAAATTGCGATACAGCGAACGGATCAGGGATGTGTCACTGTTAGAAACAATGACCGGATGTCCTTCTGATGACCGATGTTCAAGAACGGATGCCAGGTGATACTGGTCATCTTCAGTGAAGCCGTCAGTGTGATAACCGGAAAACGTGCCGTCATACGGCGGATCGCAATACACCACATCCCCCGCCTTCAACATCGCCAGCGTTTCATCAAAGCTGGCGCAGATAAACGTTGCCCGCTGGGCTTTTTCTGCAAATGCGCGAATTTCTTTTTCAGGGAAATACGGATTTTTATAATTACCGTAGGGAATGTTGAAATGCCCGCTCTTGTTATAGCGACATAAACCACGGTAACCGTGACGATTGAGATACAGGAAATATACCGCTTTCATGAAATCAGTAATTTCAGTGGAGTAATTAAACTCCTGCCTTATGTTGTAATAAGCCACCTCCCTGTTTGCGATCTCAAATAAAACTCTGGCGCGAGATATAAACGATTCACAATCAGCGGCAACCTTTTTATAGAGGTTGATTAAATCAGGATTAATATCCGCAACCAGATAGCTGGGGTAATCCGTCTCCATCATCACAGCACAGGAACCCGCGAAAGGTTCAACCAGTCGCGGGCCAGCAGGAAGGTGTTTTTTCAGTTCGGACATAATGGCGGTTTTATTTCCCGCCCATTTCAGGATGGTGCTCATACAGCACCTCCGTTGTAATGTTTGCCTTTCAGTTCTGCGATTTCCTGACAGGTAATGCAAAGCTGCACACCTGGAATGGCGCGGCGGCGTGCTGGCGGAATTGGCGCTTCACACTCAATGCAAAGCACGCGGGACACGCCCGGCGTTTTGGCACGGGCAGCACGGATATGGCGCTGGCGTTCTTCTTCAACGCGCTGCTGTACAAGATCCATTGCATCAGCCATTAGTGGATCTCCTGCGCTTCGTTCTGGATTGCTTCAGCAGTTACACGCAGTAGTTCTGCTGCTTCGACGTGGTTTAGCTGGCGGGATGTGATATGACACGCCAGGCTATCAAGGCGAGCTGCCATTGCTTCAGCCCTTGCCCGGCGTTCTTCCAGACGAGCCTCTGTCAGTAAAATATTAAGCCCTGCATCATCCGGTCCGGTTTTAGTCGTGAGGGTTTCAATATTACGCATAATCAATTCTCCTGAATTTAGATAAAGGGATACCCGGCGGGTTTACGCCATTAATTTCATTAGTTGGTTAATTCGGCATGGTTAGCCGTCTGGGAAATAAGCTCACCACTGCACGAAAATGATTCATTGCTTTAATCAACTCCCGCTTTTCGTCAGTGGTCAGCTCATTAATGCTGATGCTATGACGTTCAGCTGGAATTTTTGCCATAAAGAATATAGCAGCCAGTGCCCGTTTATTTTGTTCGTTATTGATATCCCGTGGATCACGCATATCTTTAATAAACCGCTCAAGCTCTGACTCAATATTCAGGCCAAATACTTTCGCCCTTAACTCCGCAATATGGTTAAGTCCATTCAGGCGTTCACCGGGGCTTAATGGAACAGTCGCCGCAGCGCCTTCAATAGCCATTTGTTCCCCCGTTTTTTCGTAGATAGTTCTGCCAGCAATTCATCTTGTGAACGGCACGGATGCCAGCGTTTACCATCCTCCCCCATGATCCAGCCGTGACCGTAGTGCATTGCCGGGCTTTGTTTTACCAGCAGCGATGCAAATGATGGTTCTTTCGTCAGCATAAGCACCTCACAGCAAACCGAATGACGCACCGAGGCCAGTTACAGTATCAACTGCACTTGCCATCGCAGGATTAGCCTGTAAACGGGCCTGCAATGAAACAGCCGCCAGCGCCATCAGTCGTGTTACAGAGTTAATGCTGCTGATAGCATCACGACGACCTGCACTGGTTTTTACATCGCCAGATACCGCACCTGCAGCAACACGCCCGATCTCTGCAGTTGCACTCATGACGTAATGCGGCAGTTTCTCTTTTGCCACCTCATTAATCGGAACACATGGCAGACAATGAATCTGTGCCAGAAAACCGTCTACCAACGTTGAATCTTCAGTCAGATCGGTAAGCAACCAGATTTCTGGTGCGGTGAGCTGATGCGGTTGCTCTGGATTGAGTTTGTTTCGCAGTGTCTGAACATTCATTCCTGCACGTTCTGCCAGCTTTGCCATATTGTGACGTAGTGCAAAAGCTCTACAGGCTTCATCAAAATGCGGATGTTTGGAAATCTTGTAATCAAACATGCTGCCCCCTTAGAAAGTTCTCATAATTGAACTTAGTCACCAACGATGACATTAAAGTTGAAATTGGATTGGCCCATGTTTTTCCTGACTTGTTCCTTTTTGTACTCAAGGTAACGTATACATACTCTGTCTTTCGGTTTTTCTTTTCTTTCCAAGAATTTAGCGAGTTTACCATTATGAATCATTTGATATACCGAACCGCGAGAGCGGCCTTCCCATTCCGCGAACTCAGCTGGTGTCGCCATCACTTTTGGTACACGAATTGAAATGTCGTTGCTCATAGTGCAGTATCTCTCGATTAAGGTTTGGTTTACGTCGTTTTATCTTGTTTTATTTGATTCAATATTTGATACACCAAGATACTACGATCCAATATTTGATACGTCAACAGGATTAAAAAATGATACAAGTAAAAGCTGGCGAGAATACAGGGGGAAGAGAGGCTATCCATAGGCTAATGGCAGCCTATGATTTCAAGTCCAGACAGCAACTTTGCGATCACTTGGGCGCATCAAAAAGCACTATGGCAAACAGATACTTAAGAGATAGTTTTCCTGCAGAATGGGTGATTCAGTGCGCTTTGGAAACAGGAGTTTCTTTACTGTGGCTAACTACCGGACAGGGCGATCCAGGTTCAAACATTGACCCTAAAAAAAATATCAATTCCGTGAACTCTAGCAAAGTTAAACCTCTTTCGGAGCTTGTATCTCCTGAAATTGACAAGGCAACTCTCAACGGAGGTTTGCTGATCGATGCTGGAAAAGCAATCATTGATAGCAGCATACTCCCCTCAGACTCAAGCAACCTGCTGCTGGTGACTACTTCTGGTGATTCTTATTTAATAGATCGCAACCAAACACCACCAGTAAATGGTACGTGGTTAGTGGACATCGACGGGATAAAAAGCATTGTAAAATTGACACGACTCCCGGGAAACAGATTAGTAGTGCATCAGGATGATTCATCGTTTGAGTGCGAACTGGATGACATTGAGGTAATAGGCCGCGCACTGAAAATCATTAAGAGCCTTTGATATGACCATCAGAAAACAGCCGAACGGAAAGTGGTTATGTGAATGCTACCCAAACGGGCGAGATGGCAAACGCGTACGCAAACAATTTGCGACGAAAGGCGAAGCCATTGCGTTTGAGAATTTCACCATGGACGAGGTAAACAAGAAACCTTGGCTGGGAGAAAAGGAAGATCGGCGACACCTATCAGAATTAATTGAGCTGTGGTATTCCCTGTATGGTCAAACACTCGCAGACCCCAAGCGACTCATGGCGAAACTTGGAATTATCTGTAATGGTCTGGGCGATCCCATCGCTTCAGAGCTGACTGCCGGTGACTTTACGAAATACCGCGAAGCACGGCTAAAAGGTGAAGTGCGAAATGAAGATGGCACGCTGATGTCGCCCGTTAAGCCCCGCACGGTAAACCTTGAACAGCGCAATCTATCATCTGTGTTCGGTACATTAAAAAAACTAGGACACTGGTCAGCACCAAACCCGCTGGCAGGACTTCCGACCTTCAAAATTGCCGAAGGTGAGCTGGCTTTTCTTTCCACGGACGAAATCAAGCGCCTGTTGGCGGCATGTGCTGAATCTCAAAGCCCTAGCTTACTAATGATTGCAAAAATATGCCTGGCTACTGGCGCACGGTGGAGTGAAGCCGAAAATCTGCAGGGCCATCAAATATCGAAATACCGAATTACTTATACAAAAACAAAAGGCAAGAAAAACCGTACTGTGCCGATATCTCAGGATCTGTATGATGAACTCCCCAAAAACAGAAGAAAGTTATTCACGCCATGCAGAAAAGCCTTTGAGCGGGCAGTAAAGCGGGCCGGTATTGACCTACCGGAGGGCCAATGCACCCACGTGCTTCGCCATACATTCGCCAGTCACTTTATGATGAACGGCGGAAACATACTGGTACTGCGTGATATTTTGGGTCATGCCGATATAAAAATGACCATGATTTACGCCCACTTTTCGCCCGATCACCTTGAAGACGCGGTGACTAAAAATCCTCTTTATAATTTGTAGTGGAGACCTATTGTGATTCAAAAATTAGATATTCAATCTGATGCGGTTGCAAAGTTAAGAATGGATGCTATTCGTTCAGAAATCCAAGGTTATTCCCCTGATTTATTTATCGAATTCTGTATGCAATATAACTTACAAAAATTTGAAGATAATATCCACATGTTACGACACATGCCTTGGATTGTTAATTTATGTCTAAAGTGGTCTGCGTCAGTAACTGGCAAGAATAAAAAATTCAAAATCCTCGATAAAAATCAAGCAATAAAACTCTTCCAAAAAACTTATGAAACCTTGAACATTATTCCTATCGGTCTTGAGAGGAAGAATGGCATGCATTTCTTCATTAGAAATAATCTATACCAACAAGGAATCTACCAGAAAATTGACGCTCTAAACACAATTAGCAGACAAGTCTTTCTATTTTCAGAACTTGAAAAAAACCATAAAATAAAGACAAGTTTTTTTACTATCACGAATGTATCTATCGAAGACTTTCTTAAGCTATCTTACATATTAATAACTCACATAACAGAAGAGCATCCCGTGAGAAAAATGAATGTAGATACATTTACTATATTATTTGACATCATTCCTAGAAATACCATTGAGAAATTTCTTGATGCAATATCAATAAATTACAATGAACTATCTACATTTTGCAAATCAAAAACCTATGATAAACCTTTGCTTGAATACTACTCATCATCACCTTTCCTTGAAAAACCATTAATAAAAAAAGGTTCAGAGTATTTTCAGATACACACACAACTGACTTCAACAAGCATACAGACGTTCATATATGATCTTTTAAGAAGAACTGATGCCGAGAAGTTCATGGATAGCTTTGGAAATGTATTTGAAAATGCACTGGAATTAATACTAAAAGAAAGCGAAATTGATTTTCATAACGAAAAATACCTTAAAGAACGACTACCTAAAGATAATAAAGTAGTTGATTATTTCATTCCACATACTGAGGCAAATATTTTCATTGATGCTAAAGGCGTTGAGATACACCAAAAAGGCATGGTAACATTACGCCCTGAGGATATTGCAGGAAAAATAAAGAAATCGGTATTAAAAGCAATCGAACAATCTCACGAAGTTAATCGAGAAATATACTCTAATGAGCGAATAATAGCTCCATTCAGGGCTAACTCATATATCATTTGCATTACATATAAAAACCTTTTCTTAGGCAATGGTAGTATCCTAGCTAATACTTATGCTAAAGATGAGATGAATAAGATATATGACAAGTTTAAACATAACTATCATATCCCTACAGAGAATATTTTTTGTCTATCATTTGAAGAGTTTGAATATCTCATTGCATCATGCAAAAGGTTTAAAATTCCGCCTCATGAAGTCTTGCAATCTGCAGTTGAAAAGAACAAAAAACCATCAAGTGCTGCTTTCCTATTTTCCCACCATATAGAAGACTATTTTGATAGAGTAGTCAATTCAGTCATAGTCAATGAGGCAGGCATTAAAATGGTAGATTCTATTATCAATAAATTAAAGCCTGAATAAGTCTCCCAAGCAAAACCAGTGGCGGCATTTTGGCGGCAGAGCATTAAAAATGCGTAAAACAGACAAACACAAAATAATACTAACATACTGATTTTAAACATAAGTTCATGTTTTTGTTATAGTAAAAATGGTATGTAGGAATTTCGGACGCGGGTTCAACTCCCGCCAGCTCCACCAATCATGATTGAACGGTGTAAGGACAACACCAACAAAAACAGGAAGTTAGAAGTCTCAGCAAGACACCGACCAGACGGTGAGGAGACATAAAAGGATACGCAAAGGAGCCGCGGCTCTTGGTGATATGAAAGCCCACAGATGTGGGCTTTTTCGTTGATGGTCAGAACGACCAGTTCACACCAGCCACCGCGTTCCACGGGGATTCCACACTGGCACCATGGCTATACCCCACCCCG